GTTAGAAGCACAAGGTCGTAAGTATTGGAAAAAACGTTCTTACATTTTCCAAGGCTTTGTAGTTGATAATCCAATTTCAGAGGATACAACTCCAGACAATCCAATTAGACGTTTTATTATTGGTCCACAAATTTTCCAAATCATTAAAGGTGCTTTGATGGATCCAGAGATGGAAGAACTACCTACAGATTATGTACGTGGTGTTGACTTCCGTATTAAGAAAACATCTAAAGGCGGATATGCTGATTACTCAACATCACAATGGTCACGTAGAGAACGTGCTATTACTGATGAAGAAAAAGCGGCAGTTGAAGCACATGGATTACATAACCTTAATGACTTCTTACCTAAGAAGCCAACTGACGTTGAAGTTAAAGTTATTCAAGAAATGTTTGAAGCATCTGTTGATGGTGAAGCATATGATCCAGAGCGTTTTGGGCAGTACTTTCGTGCTCCAGGCATGAGTGCTCCTACAGGTGATCCAAACAAAGGTGCAAGTGCGCCTGCGGCGGCTCCTGCGGCTCCGGCTCCTACTCCAGTAGCAGAACCAGTAGCAGAAACTGTGGCACAACCTGCTCCAGCGGCAACTACTGCAAGTGCAAGTGAAGACAAACCAAGTAGCGAACGTGCTAATGATATTTTAGCAATGATTCGTAACCGTCAATCTTAAGGAGTAATCATGGCGAAACCATTCGACGTTAGTAAATTTCGTAAGAATCTTACCAAGAGCATTACAGGTCTTGGTGTAGGTTTTAACGATCCAACTGACTGGGTTTCGACTGGCAATTACGCATTAAATTATCTTATCTCTGGGGATTTCTACAAAGGGATCCCCTTAGGTAAGGTTACTGTGTTTGCTGGCGAATCCGGTGCAGGTAAATCATACTTTGCAAGTGGTAATATTGTAAAGGCCGCACAAGATCAAGGTATCTTTGTAGTTCTAATTGACTCAGAGAATGCACTTGATGAAAAGTGGCTACAAGCATTAGGTGTTGATACAGACGAAGGCAAGTTGCTTAGACTGTCAATGTCAATGATTGACGATGTTGCTAAAACAATTAGTGAATTTATGAAAGACTATAGATCAGATTATGATGCTGTAGATACAGTGGACAGACCTAAAGTACTGTTTGTTGTTGATTCACTAGGTATGTTGTTAACGCCAACCGATGTTGATCAGTTTGGTAAGGGTGACCTAAAAGGTGATATGGGTAGAAAACCTAAAGCACTTACGGCACTTGTACGTAACTGTGTTAATATGTTTGGTGCTTACAATGTAGGTATGGTGTGTACAAATCACACATACGCATCACAAGACATGTTTGATCCTGATGACAAAATCAGTGGTGGACAAGGATTTGTGTATGCTTCATCTATTGTAGTAGCAATGAAAAAGTTGAAACTAAAAGAAGATGAAGACGGTAAAAAGGTAACAGATGTACGTGGTATCAGAGCCGCATGTAAGGTAATGAAAACACGTTACGCAAAACCTTTTGAAGGCGTACAAGTAAAAATCCCATATGAAACAGGTATGGATCCTTATAGTGGACTAGTAGATTTGTTTGAAAAACAAGGTCTTCTAACACAACAAGGTAACAGACTCAAATTTGTCAACGCTCGTAACGAAGAGATTCTGAACTATCGTAAAGATTGGACAGGCGAAAATCTTCAACTCGTAATGGACGACTTTTCTAAGATTAGGCATAAGTACGAAGATGCTGTAGAACCGGAAGACGAACCGGAAGAAGCAGTTAGTACAACTATCGAGGAAAAAGTAAGTGATGGAGATGAGTGAAGATCAACTAATTGACCTTTGGGACATATTTTCTGAATATGTACCCAAGGGTAATAAAGAACAATTAGCAATGCAATTTGTTAAGTGGTGTCAAGACAACGGTGTTGACGAAGACGTTTTATATGCTGTAGGTGCTGAAGATCCTTATCTAGGAGAAGCAGTCGAAGATCTACAGGGCAAACGCGGAGACGAAGACGCTGACGATTGGGACGACGATGAATATAGCAGTGACGATGAAGAGTGGGATTAAATGAATTGGTATTCTAGGATTACTCAAGATATTGCAAACATACCTAATGCTATATTATGGTATGAAGGCGAACTAGAAGAAGCACGTAAAGAAACTAGACTGTTTGGCAACTTAGAAAAACAAGCGGCCAACTTACCTGGTGTAGTTGAACAACGCTTTGGTCAGTTGCAAGAGATTGAAGCAATTCTAGAATACCTAAACATTGAATTACGAAGAACCCGTAGCAAGTTCTTTAAACAGTATCTAGAAAACTATCAAAGAGCATTAAGTAGTCGTGACGTTGAAAAATACGTAGACGGCGAAGCAGACGTTGTTGATTTTGAAAAAATTATCAACGAGTTTGCCCTGTTGCGTAACAAATGGTTAGGAGTCATGAAGGGCATTGACATGAAGCAATGGCAGATAACTAACATTACTAAGTTACGTGTAGCAGGAATGGAAGATGCATCAATTTAATACTCCAAAAAAATTTAGAATGAAAATAACGTACCCAGACGGTACGACATATGATGCCAGAAAAGATTTTAAAATTTGGACTGATTATGTAAACATTACTGATTTAGATTTTACAAACAAACGTGTTTTAGACATTGCAACTGACGAAGGTTGGTGGGCATTTTGGGCAGAAATGCAAGGTGCAGAGTATGTAGAAGCCAGTGATGTAGAACGAGGTGAAGATTATGATTGGGGATACAATAAAGATTGGGAATGGATAGATAATTTAAATCAATCTCGAGGTGGAAGAAAAGTCTTTGATTTTCATCATAGTAATTTAAACAGTAAAGTTGTTGTTAAAAAAGAAAGTATATATGATGCAAAAGGAGAATTTGATTTTGTTTTTGCACACGGATTAATGTATCATTTAAGACACCCATTGCTTGCTATTGATAACATGAGAAAAGTTTGTAAAGGTTTTTTTATGTTTGAAACATTTGTTGACATTAATAACCCAGATCAAGAAGTAGCAGAAACTAAATTTTATAGAACATCAGAACTTGGACCTATTTCAAACTGGACAGGTGCTACATCTGCTTGTTATAATAGTTGGTTAAAAGATGCAGGTTTTGAAGATGTATATTATACAAATCCCGGGCCTCCTGCACTTGGTCCTCCTAGACAAATATTCATAGGAGTAGTAGATACTCAATACAATAAACGTTTTAAGTCATGTTCTAATTTACATTACTGTAATGAAGATTATTGGCAACGTGTATATAATAAAACAAAGTTTCCAAAATGAGTTATATTTCTCGTTGGCTTAAATCAGATTATCGCCAAAAAAAACAAAAACAGTTCGAAGTTATAGATCAATATTTAAATTTTGAACCAAAAAATATATTAGACATAGGATGCGGAATAGCATACGAATCTATTGCATTCAATAAAAAATATAACACAAAAATAACATTATTAGACAGTAATGAAACCGATGGTCGTAAGAATGGATGGGGTAACAAGGACAGTTTTAAATTTTACACTAATTTAGAAACTTTAGACAAGTATTTTCAAAGTGTACATTTAAAGAATTATTCATTACATGATATAAAAAAGTACGAAAGTAATGAAAAATTTGATATAATATGCTCCTATCTTTCTTGCGGATTCCATTATCCTATAGATACATATTTGGATTTAATTAGTAAACATATGCATAAAAATACAAGACTTATTTTTTCATTACGGAAAAATATTCAACATAATTGTAATATTATTCATACAATTTTAGAAGAACCAAAATTTAAATTATCAGAAATACAGTTACACTCTTAATTTTTATCTCCTATTAACTACGTATATAAATACCAGTATGAAAACAATCGTATTGGTAACAGGTGGCTTTGATCCACTACATTCAGGACACATTGCCTACTTTGAAGCCGCGGCAAAACTCGGCGACGAATTAATAGTAGGCCTTAATTCAGATGCTTGGCTTACCCGTAAGAAGGGTAAACCTTTTATGCCACTTAAAGAACGTGTTGCTATTGTAAGCAACTTACGTATGGTTAGTGGTTGTATTGATTTTGATGACAGCGATGAAGGCGCAGGCGGTGCTATATTCAAATGCAAAGAAATCTTTGGAGCAGATGCAAAAATAATCTTTGCTAACGGCGGCGATCGCAGTGTAAAAAATATTCCAGAACTTGTTATGTATGGTGATGATCCGCAAGTAGAGTTTGTATTTGGGGTCGGTGGCGAAGATAAAAAGAATAGTTCAAGTTGGATATTAGATGAATTTAAACATCCTAAAGTAGTAAGACCATGGGGTTGGTACAGAGATCTATACACTATAGGAAAAGGAATTAAAGTCAAAGAACTGGTT